GAAAAACATGGCGACTCCTCAATTATCTCCAGGCGTACTCGTCAGAGAGGTTGATTTAACAGTAGGAAGAGCTGATAATGTTTTAGATAATATTGGTGCGATTGCTGGACCTTTTCCAATCGGACCAGTTGATTACCCAATTGATATCACTACCGAACAGGAATTAATCAATACGTTCGGAAAACCACTTTCAACAGATTCTCAATATGAGTACTGGATGAGTGCTTCATCTTATCTTTCATATGGCGGAATTCTAAAAGTTGTTAGAACTGGTGGATCTACTTTAAATAATGCTAATGCTGGCGTAAATCAAGCATCAGATAGTTCTCTGAGAATTGATAATTATGATGATTATATGACAAATCCGGATAGAAATGACTTTACTTTTGCTGCAAAAAATCCAGGATCTTGGGCAAATAATTTAAAGATTTGCGTGATTGATGATTTAGCAGATCAAATTATAAGTGTTGCATCAACGTCATTATCACAAGCTGTTGTTGGTTATGGAGTTACTGTTGGACTTTCTAGCGTAACAATCCCAGGATCAGGAACAAAGACAACTTTTAATGGTTATTTAAAAGGAATTGTCACTGGAGTTTCTACGGGAACAAACTCAACTGATATAAGTGTTAAAATTACATCAAGAGTTTCTTCTGCGGGAACTGAAACTCAAATTAATTATGCTGAAGGGACTTCTTTTGCAGCATTTGCAGCAAATCAAACTTTAACTTTTATAAACAACTCTGGTGTTAGCACTGGGTCTACAGTTACAATTGCTAGTACTTTGGATTGGTACGAGCAACAAACTCTTGGATTGACTAATGCTATCATATATTGGAGGTCGATCGCTCCAAAACCAATTACTAATAGATATTCTCTTGAAAGAAATGGTAAAAATGATGGAATTAATATTGTAGTTGTTGATGATCTAGGTACAATAACTGGAAACCAAGGAACTATTCTTGAAAAACATATAGGTCTTTCTAAGGCATTAGATTCCGTTTCTGCAGTCAATTCTCCTCAAAAAATTTGGTACGAACAATATCTTGCAGACTTTTCTTCTCAGATTTATGCAGGGGGGAATCCATCGAGTGCGTCAGATTCTTATTGGAATACTTCTCCAAGAGCAACAGGATTTACTACTTATTCTGGAGTTGCTTCAGAATCGTTTAATCCAATTAGTACTTCAGATGGTCTTTGGGGACAAGATGCTCAAGATGTAGTCTTTAGTGCAATTGGAAATAAAACTTATAATTTGACTGGAGGAGTTGATTATTCTGCTTCTGGTGGAATGAAGGCAACTCTTGGGGACTTAATTACTTCATATGATAAATTCTCAAATAAAGATGAAGTTCAGGTTGATTATTTAATTATGGGTCCTGGTATGGATGCTCAGGCAGACTCCCAAGCAAAAGCAGGTTATCTTATTTCTCTCGCAGAACAAAGAAAAGATTGTGTTGCTACTGTTGGTCCCCATAAAGCAGATTTAGTTGGATTAACAAATACAACCACACAAACAACAAACTTAATCAAGTACTTTAGTTCATTGCCTTCTTCAAGTTATGCAGTCTTTGACTCTGGATATAAGTACACCTATGATAGATTTAATAATAAGTTTGTGTATATTCCTTGCAATGCTGATGTTGCTGGTTTAATGTGTCGTACAAACATTATTGCATATCCTTGGTTCTCCCCAGCAGGTCAACAAAGAGGAATTTTAAATAATGCAATTAAACTTGCGTATAATCCAAATAAAGCACAAAGAGATCAACTATATCCTCAAAGAGTCAATGCAATTGTAACTCAACCAGGACTTGGTACTCTTCTTTTTGGCGATAAAACTGCTCTTGGATATGCGTCTGCATTTGATAGAATTAACGTTCGTAGATTGTTCCTCACAATTGAACAAGCACTTCAAAGATCTGCTCAAGCACAACTCTTTGAACTAAACGACGAAATCACAAGAGCAAACTTTAGGAATATTGTTGAACCATATCTCCGTGACGTTCAAGCAAAGAGAGGTCTTTATGGGTTCTTAGTTGTTTGCGATAGTTCAAATAACACTCCAGACGTTATTGATAACAATGAGTTTAGAGCGGACATTTACCTGAAGCCCGCCAAATCTATTAACTATGTAACTCTTACATTCGTCGCAACCCGCACAGGTGTAAGTTTTGAAGAAGTTGCAGGTACTGTTTGATTATTAACTAAACCAAAAAGGAGGACCTAACAATGGCTGAATCAACAATTTCTAAGTTTAAATCTACTCTAATTGGTGGAGGCGCAAGACCTAATCTATTTGAAGTCACAATTCCTGGAACAATTCCTGGCGGTGGATCATTAGGAGAGACTTTTTCAATTCTGTGCAAATCAGCACAATTACCTGCATCTAATGTAGCATCAATTGATGTTCCATTTAGAGGAAGAACCTTCAAAGTTGCAGGAGAGCGTACCTTTGATCCTTGGACTATTACTATAATTAATGATGAAAATTTCCAAATCAGACAGGTTATGGAGAATTGGATGAACTTCATTGGACAGTATGGGGATGGTAGTGGTGCAACAAACCCATCAACTTATATGGTTGATGCTTATGTAAAGCAACTCAAAAGAAGTGCTGCAAACATTAGAAGTGGTGATGGAACTGGCGCAGGACTTGTCCAAAATACTGCCGCAACTTATAAATTCTATAGTATCTTCCCAACTGCTGTTTCTGCAATTGATCTTTCATATGATAGCGCAGATACAATTGAGGAATTCACTGTAGAATTCCAAGTTCAATACTGGACACCTACAACTGCAGAGGTTTAATAAATAGTCAAAACGACTATCAAAAAATAATAAATTATGGCAAGATTGTTTGGATTTTCAATAGAAGATAATGAACCACTATCTCCCGGGGTGGTCAGTCCGGTTCCTCAAAATAATGAGGATTCAACTGACCACTACCTGAGTAGTGGTTTTTTTGGTTCTTATGTTGATATTGAAGGAGTTTATAGAACCGAATTTGATTTAATTAAAAGATATCGTGAAATGGCACTTCACCCAGAGTGTGATAGTGCTATTGAAGATATTGTAAATGAAGCAATCGTATCGGATACAAATGATAGTCCTATAGAAATTGAACTTTCAAATTTAAATGCCAGTGATGGTATTAAGAAAAAAATAAGACAAGAATTTAGATATATTTTATCTCTTTTAGATTTTGATAAGAAGTCTCACGAAATTTATAGAAATTGGTACATTGACGGAAGACTTTATTATCATAAAGTAATTGATCTTAAAAATCCACACGAAGGAATTCAAGAGCTTCGTTATATTGATCCAATGAAGATGCGATATGTGAGGCAACAAAAAAAGGACCCAAAAGATAAGTATAGAGTCTCTAACGTTAATAGTGATAATCCAATGGATTTTGAGTTTCCTCAACTTGAGGAATATTTCATTTATAGTCCAAAATTAACATACCCAACAGGAAATCCATCTTCTATGGGAGGATCTCAAGGCATTAAAATGTCTAAAGATTCTATTACATATTGTACTTCTGGTCTTGTAGATAGAAATAAAGGATCAACACTTTCTTATCTTCACAAAGCAATTAAATCTCTCAATCAACTTAGAATGATTGAGGACTCTCTTGTAATTTATAGACTTTCAAGAGCGCCCGAAAGAAGAATTTTTTATATTGATGTGGGCAATCTTCCAAAGATTAAGGCAGAACAATATCTTCGTGATGTTATGATGCGTTATCGCAATAAACTTGTATATGACGCCAACACTGGAGAAATTCGTGATGATAAGAAATTTATGGCGATGCTTGAGGACTTCTGGCTACCTCGTAGAGAAGGTGGTAGAGGAACAGAAATTTCTACACTTCCAGGTGGTCAAAATCTTGGAGAAATTACTGATATTGAATACTTTAAGAAAAAACTATATCGCTCATTAAATGTTCCACCATCAAGAATGGATGGAGAAGGTGGTTTTAATCTTGGAAGATCCTCTGAAATTCTTAGAGATGAAGTTAAATTCAGCAAGTTTGTTGCTCGCTTGAGAAAGAGATTCTCATATATGTTCCACGATATGTTGAGAACTCAGTTAATTCTTAAAAATATTATTACCCCACAAGATTGGGATATTATGGAGGAGCATATTCAATATGACTTCTTATATGATAATCATTTTGCAGAACTTAAGGATGCAGAACTTCTGAATGAAAGACTTAATATGGTTCAAGTTGCAGAACCTTATGTCGGTAAGTATTTCTCCCAAGATTACGTAAGGCGCAAAATTCTTCGTCAAACCGATGAAGAAATTATTGAGCAGGATAAAATCATCAAAAAAGAAATTAAAGATGGTATTATTCCAGATCCAAATGCTCCAATTGATCCTATGACTGGTATGCCAATGCAACCAGGAATCGATCAGGGACAAGGAGCACCTGGAATGGATTTAGGACAACCAGTAATGGAACCAGATATTAATGCATCTGCGACTGAGCCTTCAACAAAGGCAGTAGAAATGCCCAAGGGTGGTGAGATATAAATAGAAGAAATTATTGAAAGGTATTAAAATGGATGATCTTTTAGATATGATTGCGGCAGACGAATCACCTTCGCAAATTAGCGATAAAATCAAAGAACTACTTTTTGCAAAATCCGCAGAAAAAATTGATGATTTTCGTCCTTTAGTTGCAAATTCTATGTTTAATGGAGATACCGAAACAGAGGAAGAATGAAATCTTTTAAACAATTCATTTCAGAATCAGTAAATATTTCTGGAGATTTTAACGGAAATCTTTATATCAATTCCAATCAACCAGAACCACAGTCGGTTGGTGAGGAATATGTTGCTGATGTTTTCTGGAATGGAAGTCTTTATAGAATGGAACTAACAACAAAAAATGGAGTTCCTTCAAAACAAGATTTAGGTGAACAGTTGCAAAATGAATATCCAGGTGCAATTGTTCATCAAATTTATCCAGCGATGGAGAGAAATATTAATATTAAAGACGCAAAAAGATATCATCCATCAAAGTTAGAATGGATCTGATTTATGGCTATTTGGAATATAACTACTCAAGATTATTTAAATCAAGAAAGATCTTTATTTGAAGTTTATGCTCGTGCTGATAGATACGGCAGAATTTATGATGACCTTGGACAAGGATTTTCTGGAGATCTTTTTGGACGTTTAAAGGTATCTAATCCATATACACTTTTTGATAGTTCTCATAGATATGAACAAGATGGAGACTTTAGTGATGTAATTCTCGGCACAGGATCTACAGTAGGTATTATAACTGCACAAAGTACTGCAACACTAGGAATTGGAACCACTGCCGGTTGTTCTTTTATAAGAGAAAGTAAAAGAGTATTTTCTTATCAACCAGGAAAAGCATTACAAGTACTTCAAACCTTTGTATTAAATCCAGCAAAACAAAATTTAGTCCAAAGGGTTGGATATGCATCATCAGAAAATGGCGTAATGTTGGAACTTGATGGATCTCAACTTAATATTATTAAAAGAACATCAATATCGGGAATCACTACTACAATTACTATTCCACAATCAGAATGGAATGTGGATACTTTAGACGGAACGGGATTCAGTACAAGTAATCCAAGTGGAATTCAATTAGATATTTCAAAAGCACAAATTCTCTTTAGTGAATATGAATGGTTAGGTGTAGGTTCGGTTAGAGTTGGATTTGCAATTGATGGTAGATTTATTGTAGCACATCAATTCAATCACGCTAACAAAATTGATAGTGTTTATATGACTACAGCATCTCTTCCAATTCGCTATGAAATTTTAAATACCGGAGTTACAACTTCATCATCAACAATGAAGCAAATTTGCGCTTCCGTTCAATCCAATGGCGGATACGAAAAGAAAGTTGCAGAAATTTTTGTGAGAAAAACTACTGCAAAAACTGGTATTGGAGTAACTTATTCCCCAATAGTTTCTATGAGACTTGCTGCAGGAAGAGAAGATGCTATCGTTTTACCAACAAAATTTGATGGTCTCCCATTAAGCAATAATATTAATTATGTTATTGCTCTTGTAAAAAATCCATCTCTTTCTGGAGCAGCTTTTTCAATATCAGAAAGTCCTAATGTTGAATATGATGTATCTGCTACTTCAATGACTGGAGGGCAAGTAGTTGGATTCAGATACGCTACTGGATCAAATCAATCTGGAGGAGCAGTTTCAGTAGATCAAGAATATAATTGGGATTTGCAACTCGGCAGAACACAATCAAAAGTTAGTGATGTATATACATTAGCTGTTAGGACTATTAGTGGTAGTGGTGATGCAGTTGGTGCTATTGGTTTTTATGATCTAACTTGATTAAATAATAAATAACTAAAAGTGTACTATAAAAATAATGGCTCATAGACCAATAGGTGCTGGTATTTCATTAACAACAGGTGCAGTATCAGCAATGACTACTTCTTTCACTGCACAAACCAATGTGGTAAGAGTTGTTTCTGTTAATGCTGGTGCATTTGTTGCAATTGGAACAAACCCAACAGCTACAACTGCAGATTATTATATTCCATCCGGAGGAACTGCAACTCTTGCTTTAACAAAAGCATCAAATAGAGTTGTTGGCGTGACTACTGGAACTACAACAATAATTGATTGCCCAGAGGGAACCCAAGCACCTTTTGGTGTTGGTGATTTTGTAACTCTTTCTGGATCACAATATCATAATTTCACTCACGCTGAAGTTATTTCTATAAACACAACTTCAGGTGTTAATGGATACTTCCAAAGAAGATTTACTGTAAATTACAATTCTAGTGGAATATTAACAGCATTTAGTTCTCCAGATGCAACTGTCTCATTATCTTATAGATTAGCAGCAAGAACTGATGGTGGTGCTGGTACATTATATGCCCAACAAGTACAAATCTCAGGACAAGCATAATGAAACTTATCAGAGAAGA